CCCAATAAATAGATGCTTCTATTTTACATTCTAATAGAGATTTGTTGAAGGCGTGTAATACATCTTTTACCATATATTTACTAAATGAAATCTTTGAAAATTCTTTTGATGAACGATTGTCAAAAATAATATACTCATTCGGTATTGAATTTACCATTTATACATATTTTAGAAAATATTAATAAAAATTAAACATTAGTTCATTTTTTTTATTTCTTTTAGTTCTTTTATTTTTGGCGATTGTTCAATTACTTCAATAATAACAACTGGTAAACTTAATTTATTTCCTTTTTTATTAGGTATATATATCAATTCACTAATCGGGATTAAGTCTCCAGTTTGTAATTTCCATAATAATTCTACAAAAGTAGTATACATTATTTTTAATTGTAATTTAGTCAAGATTGGTATTTCATGTTTAAGGTCTTCTATAAATTGTTTTGCCATAGTTATATTGCGTGTTTTTTTTATTAAACCATTATCAAATAAATATTTCGATAATTTACGATAATGTTTTTTGAAGTTTTCTTTATTTCTGATCGATTCGAATGTATTATCATAAAGTTCGTTAATTGTATTCAAAATTGTATATATTTTACTCATTATACTATTATTATATTATATTATATTATATTATAATGCTTGAAGAAAAAACAATATTAAATAGATTAAAAAAATTAAATAAAAATAATACCAATATAAAAAAGGAATTTGAATTAAACTGTATGACAAACTATGATTTGAATCCAAATGGCATATTATTGGCATCTAATAAATATGCGAAATTAATGACATGTAGATATGAAATAATTGGAACATATAATAAAAAAGCTTGTACATGGAGATGGTCTTGGGGAAATGATAATATACCATGTAAATTATCTAAAATAGCATTAAAAACAATAAAATATGGTGAAGATAATAATGATCCTGAATTCGTTACTCATAAAGTAAATGGGAACAAACATGCTATGAAATATATTGGTGTCTCTAGTATATATGATAAATCAATTACTGGTTATATGATATATAATAAAGAAAATACAGATATAGATATATATATAGTTTTAAAAAATTGTCGTTTACCAAGCAAAAAAAGAAAACAGACGCAAAAAAAAGATACAAAATGTAAACAACAAAAATCAAAGAAATAAATTAAATGTTAAAGAAATAAAATATATAAAATAAAATATATAAATAAAATCTTGATAGAATTTAATGGATATAAAAGTAAATGATGTAATGACACTAGTAAAATCAAATATGACAATTATAATTGTTATAATAATTATTCTTATCATTCTGTATTTAACGTATATGTTTTCGGAAAATAACAGAATAAAAAAAAAACTTATTTCATTGAATAATACTATAATATATGATAAACCAAGACTTTCATTAGATTATTGTTATTTTATTAATACAGAAGGTGTTAATATTTACAAACAAAAAAAATTATGTGATTATTATATTTGTAGTAGTAACAATTGTTTTTTAATAGGAAATCAGGTATTAGATTATTGTAGTTTAGAAATGATTAAAAAGGTATTATATTTTGGTGCACGATACATAGAAATACCAATCTATGATAAAGAAAATAAAGAAGATACAATACCAGTTGTGTATAATAGTATAAATAATAATCAAGTCACATTAAATAATATAGATTTTGAATCTGTAATAAAAATCATAGAAAAATTTGCTTTTAATAAACAATTTATAGAAAATTATAGAGATCCGCTATTTATATTTTTAGATATTAAAACAACAAACAGTAAAACAATTAATAAAGTACATGATATACTTGAAACCTATATGGGTGGCTTATTAGATGAGAAAGGTAATGTAAATGGTGGATATTTGTTAGGTAAAAAATATAATCAAATAAATATTGCTAAAAGAAATATATGTGAATTACAAGAAAAATGTATTATATTATCTAATGGTCCACATAATAATAGTACATTATCTAAATTAATAACAGCATCGACTGATAAAAGTTATTTAAATAGAATAACTTATAATGAAGCAGTATTAAATAATGATGATTTAAGTGGTCCAAAATTTAAATTAGATAGTGATAAAATAGAATTCAAATCATCAAATATTGGGGAAAAGAGAGATAATGTTTCTTTTAAAGATTATTTAGAAATACATGATGATGTTAATCTTAGACAATATGGTATAAACAAAGGCGATGGATTATTTATGAGTGGTTCAAAAAATCCATATAATAATACTGGATCAATTATGTTTATTATAAATAGTGTTACTAAAACTAAAATTATATTTGAAAATGATGTCGTATTAAAAAATAGTAATATGGGAGATACAATTACACTTGAAATATATGACAAATCTTTAATAACAAATAAAAAAAAAAGTGAGAAATTATTATTAGAAGAATACAATAAAGATAATATAACAATTGTGATACCAGATTCTAAATTTTCAAGTGTAAATGAAAATTTTAGAAATATTTTTTATAAAGGATGCCAATTTGTACCAATGAACTTTCAAAGTAATGATGTATATTTCAAAGACTATTTTAATTTTTTTAAACAAAAATCGTTTGTATTCAAACCAAAAGTATTAATAAATAATTTTGATATTCCTAAGAGTATAGCATTGAGTTCAATTGTACCAGCATTTAATCCAGATCTTATATTGAATACAGATTATAATTTTATTGATAAAATAAAAAATAATGTAAAATGTAGCATTAAACCATTTAAAAATAGTAAATTACGATTGATAAATGAACAACGTAATGCTAAATTCAGTTTCAATTATAAATATAGTAATTCAAAATTCAAGATAGTGAAAGGATTGAACAAAAATTCAGGCTATATTTCAATACAACATATAAATCCAAATGATAAAACTGAAAGATATTTAACATATAGTGATTGTAGTTGTTATGTTTATTTTACTAAAAAACCAAATACTAAAAATATAAATATAAACTATAATTTTAATAATTCAGCATCTTTTCAACCATTACAACCATTAATAACTGAAAAAGACTATAATAGTTTTGGAGTTATTAAAAAAGTGAATGATGTTGATACATTATATTATTTAAAAATCAGAAGTAAATTTGATAGTAATAATAAATTATTTGTCAAAAATGTTAAAGAATACCAAGTAAAAACATTTTTATATGGTAGAAAAACCAAGGATAATACAATTTCAAATGATGATGTTGTTGTATTAACACCAAAATTTGATCCAAATGGTGAATTTTATCCAACTGGTGATATTGTAGTACGTTTAGATATGTTAGATAAACTAAATATTGAAACATTTCAATCGGAATCGGATACCACTACATCAGCATCGAATAAACCAATTAAAGAAAAAACTATTAAGGAAGTTCCAGTTATAAAAACATTGCAAAATTTTAATACTCCTATTTTTTCTGGAGCAGTCGATAAACCAATAGATTATGAATTAATATGGGATAATAAAGATTTTGTGGATGATTTTGATGAACCTTTATCTATTTGGGTTCCTAAGGCAAATGAAGGATTTATGGCAATGGGCTGTGTATTTGTAAAAAGTTATAAAAAACCATCATTAAATGATGTGGTTTGCGTGTCTGTAGATTACTTAAAAGAAACTTCTATATTAAGTCAAGAAGACAATAATATATATGGGAAACCTATTTATTATAATAGTAATTATGATTTAGCATTATGGGATATACCTGAACATAATTATGTTAAAGCAAATTCTATTGTGACATTGGATTTCCCTGATAAAATAGTTATACCAAATAGTATAGAATTTAAAATGTATGATTTTATATTAACTGAAATGGATTATTATGATAGATTGTATTTAGATAATGATATATCAACCAAAATAGAGAAAAAATCTACATTATTTAATGTAGAATTTGATAGTATTATTACCCAAAGTGGTAATGATATATATGATTATTTAATGAAAGTAGAAAATACAGATGGTAAAGTGATAAGTTATACAAGAGGAGAAACAATTAATTCAATGTGTATGGCATTGCCACAACCATATTGGTCTTCATTTTATGAAAGTGTTACTAATCCAAATGTAGTAGATGAATATGATAAATATTCTAAACCTAAAATTAGATTTGAAGCATGTAAAACTAGAGATTATTTTGGTACAAATTGGAATTTGTACAATGATGATACAATTAGATTAGAAGGAAACCCCAAAGGTTGTTTGACTTATAATGGAGATCCTAATTCAGATATTAGTGTTGATGTAAATGATGAAAATAATTATTTGTATGTAGCAAACTGTGATAGCGAACTTAAAAATCAACGATTTGAAATGAACAATAACAATATTAAAGTAAATACAAATACAACTTACAATCCAAATGCTTGTTTAACACATGGACCAAATGATGAATTAAGATTAGAAGAGTGTGGTGACAAAAAATTTACGGTTATATCGAAATGGAATAATAATATAGCGAGGGTTGATAAGTGTAATCGTATAGATGCTGAAACAGAATTAAAAGATATTGGAGCAATAGAACAATGTATTGATCAGTCGTATTATGTTGTTTATTTGGATAGTGGATTCAATCATAGACATCAAGAATTTTGTAGTTTAAAAAAAGCAACAGAAGAATATGATAAAAATGTTTCAAAATATCCAAGAGGATTAGGATTAATACATGGTGGTAAAATAATAAAGAAGACATCAACAGTTGATAGTGACACGATATTGAAAAAATATATGTTAAAATTGGTAAATACTGTTGGTGATTGTTTTATATGTAAAAATCCATCAAAACTATTATGTGTAGAAAATAGTATTCAAGATAGTGAATATACATTTTTTCAAAATGACGAAGAGAAAAAAGCAATATCAGACTATTGTAGAACATTAAAAAATGATAATAGTTTTAAATGTTCACGAAAATATAGACAAAAATTTATTAATAATATATCTCCTAGCAGTTTTTGTTTAGGATATTTCAAAGAAGCATATTATTATATTCATCATAAAGATAATGAATTAAATATTGATGTATCACGACCACCCCCAAAAAATTCGAAAGGGTTGATAGATAATTTATTGGGTGAAAATTATGATATAAATAATTATCACATGTTTATAAAGGGACAAATCACAAAATCAAGCGATACCGATAAATTTAAAATAGTATTTGATAATAGTATGATTCAAGGCATTCCAAAAAATAGTATTGATATCTATAAATTTAGCGATGATATAATATTAAATTATAGTCTAAAATATGATGATATTAAAATAGGTACAAAAGTATTGGCTCAATTAGAAAATCAAGAACCAAAGCAATTGATAGATAAAGAAAATGTTAAATTTGTATATGGTTCAAATACAATAAATTATAGAGATACGAATACAAATATTAAAATAAAAGGTTCAAGTGTAAAATGGATGGCGGTTGTAATTGAAAAATTAAAAAATAATAAAGTAGAAGTCATGTTTTCGGTGAATACATATAATAATACAAATCAAAATTTACAATATGATATGCGCCCATATTCTAAAACAAATATAAGAAAAATTTTTAATGTATCGGATTTAGTATTATTACGAAAGGCACCACTTTGTATTTAATTATTGTTTAGTAGGTAATGATGGATTTATAGTAAATTCAATGCCTGTAAATCTTTTGTCGACTTGTTTTTTATTTTCTTCTTTTATTCTATCTGTAATAGGGTCTATATAATAACTGTCATCACCACTAATAACATATGTTGGATGATTGTCCGCATTTCCGTCTAATGTATTATCTAATGTAAATATAGCATTGATTGATTTTGGCATACCAATCCAACGTTGATTTGCTCGTTTAGGATATCCACGCTCAACTTTATTTTGTTTATCGTTGTATTTATAATATAATGGTCCTTTAAAAAAGTAGGTTTTACCATCTTTTCCCCATGTAAATGCAGCATCTATATTTGATGGAACGCCGTTAAAGACTTTTCCAATAGGCTTTGGATAACCAGTTGCCACAGTCATTTTATCATCATCATACAAATAAACCATATTTCCTTTGAAGAAATATGTTTTTTTATTATGACCATATGTAAACACGGCATTGTATATTATTTTTGGTTCGCATGTTCCAGTTTGATCTTTAAGATCGCTATCACAATTTTGTTGACAATCAAAACTACAGTTTTTTGATGAATCGCATTTTGTTGGATTATCATTAAATATACTACAGTCATCGTCACTATCATCATTTTTTAGCCATTTTGTTGTAATTCTTTTTGGATAACCTTCTAATGATTTAATTGAGTTTTGAATAGGAAGTTTAGACATCTTGTAATACTTATTTCCTCTAAAAATATATAACATTCCATCTTTATATTTGAAAGCAGTATCAATAGATATTATATTTTTATTTTTCGAGGCACAAAATACAATCTTGTTTATATTTGTATCATCAGCATCAGCACCATCATTCAAATTTTGGTGAATATTATAATAATCATCTCCATGGGTATTTGAACAATATAAATCATAACCAATACTAGTATTATTTGTAAATTCATGACTATTTTCATGCGATGTTAATTGTATATCTTTAATAAATTTGCGGTTTGTATATTTCTTGTACATATACAAATTGTCTAAATTCGCATTTTCATTTAAATTAATATCGGACACAGATTTGTATTTATCATCATTACATTTATTATTTTCCCAATTACATACAGTGCTTGTATTACAATCTGTTTCTTTTTTAATACTACAATTCAAGATTTCATCATTTAGTACTTTAATGTCCTGTATCCCTTTATTACCAAATCCTTTCTTTTCACACAAATACATAAATGTACCATCAGTGCCTTCATTTAAATCTTGATTTATCAATCTCCATTCTGGACCTTTATCATCACATTGTTTCTTTGCTTCGGTTTCATTATTACCACTTACTATTTCAATATCTAATATACCATAATTATTTTCAATATACGTTTTTTTATTTTGCGATTCAATATCACCACGTTTTATTGAATCTTGTAAACTATTATTTTTATTACAATATCCAAATGTTAGTGGTTTTTTTTTTTCGTTAATACTTGTTGGACACCATCCATAAATTTTAGCATCATCGCTTTCCAATGGTGTTTTATCTTTAATACACCCACCGTATTTATATTTATGATTATGGATAAATGGAAATATACATTTCCCTTCGACAACCATTGAATTCTTTACTTCTTCTCCGTTATCATTAATATTTCCAGAATAAATTGGTTCAACATTTAATCCAGCATCATCACATGATGAACATATTTCATTTTCTCCTTTGAATCCTTTTGGACCAATTTCACCCTTTTCTCCCTTTGGTCCTTTTTTATTTTTGTTATCATGATAAAATTTAAGGGTAAAATAGAAATATATCAAATTGATTTCTAATATAACCATGTACCATATCAAAAATGTTTTTTTGAATGTATCATCCTTAATACTAGTATTAAAATAAATGTAAAATCCAACAGCTAAAACTAAAAATATAACTATAATAATTATATTTAAATAAACATTAATTGGTATATTCATTAAAATAAGACAAGATATTATATACATTAAATTAATTTAATTTGTTCATTCATTTTCTTGGTTGTAAATATTGTAAATACTATATTTCAAATTATTTGAATTACTTTTTTTAAACTGACACGACTCGGGATCGGCTGTATCATATTGACATTTAATATTTTCATTACATGTTTTTTGATCCTTATGTATAGTACATTCATTATATATAGTTTTATTTTCTTTATTATGTATAGCAGGATTGTAAGGTTCGCATATTAATTTAGACATCGTTGTGTTTCTATAGTTTAAATTAGTAAAACATTTATTAGTATTATTCTTACAATCGTCACTACTATAACTAAATAAATATGTACCTACAATTGAAAATTCATCATCGTTACCAACTAAATTTGAATCCACAGTTTTAATGGTATCATTTGTTATAAACGTATTTAATGGATTATTGGAAAATGATTTCATTTTTTTTATTTCAAATAATCCTTTATCTCCATCATAAGAAGGATTAAATGTGCTCATTATATTATTTTCTATAGTATTTCTTTTTGATATATCCATTATTGTCGTAGAATACCAAAGTGTTTCAAAATCGGTAATTTTATCTTTAGGTATAAAATATTCGTGATTATTAGGAACACATGCTATAAGTTCTGTACTCGGAACAGAAGGTTCTTCATTAGCAAGCCATGGTTTAGTATCTATAACATAACCTAATGAAATATATCCTTTTGGTGGTATTGGTTTCCATACAGTGAATGCTGTATTCTTGTTCAATCCTTTACGATTAATTGTTTTATAAACACATACATAACCCAATGGAGACTTAATATCACCCGAAACTAATATAGATGAAAGGTCAGCATTTTTAACTAATTTATTCACAAAATTATCATGGTATTTTAATTTATTTGGAAAACATGTATTTGAACTAAATGGATAATCATTTACATCATTAGTATTGAATACAACATCCCCAACTGGTTTATAATGTCTATATTTAGGATGTTCATCATTATCTACATATTCATATGGTCTCATAAATATAATACCTTCTTTTTTGTGTTCGGCAATTGGTGATTTGGTAACATTGCCAAGTTTATTTATTACATTACCATATTGTTGAAATGGTACATGTATATTGTTACTATCTGTTTTATAACCACTATTAAGTGTTGTAAATAATTTATAAAAATTATTAGTTTTTTTGAATTTTATTGTATCAGTATCAGATTCAGATTTATCAGATTCAGATTTATCATAACATATTTTATCATTTACACACGAATTACATATTAATTTAGTATTTTCATCAGAATAATCATGACTTTCTCTAATATCAAGTATAGGTTTTGAAGCATCATCGCTTCCCCAATACCATGCTTTATAGTTTTTAATTTCATCAAATGGGGTTTGATTTATATCAGGAACCCCATCGGTCTTGAAAAAATCTTCATTTAAACCTTCAAATTTATCAGACATTAACTGCCCAGTGTCCTCCTCCCACTGTGTAACTCGTTTAACATGTATAGAGTAATCTTCAATCATAGAATCCGATTTAGAATCAGTCGATGGTGATGTGGGGCTGGGAGTTCTAAACATATAATCCCATTTATCATTTTCTTCCATTCTTACTTCTGATAATAGATTAATAAAGTCATTTTCATTCAAACTGTCATGTTCAAGGAAGTACCAACCTTTTTCATATTTCAATATTATTAATATCCATATAGTCCACATTCTAAACATATAGTCATAAGCACCACAATCATAATCGATATCATCCCCACATTTATCTTTTTTTTTATTTGAACCATATTTTGTTAAAATTTTAGAAAATTCGATTGATTGACAATGTTTTTTTATTTTAGATTTTAAATATTCATTTTTAATAATATATTTATTTGATTTTAGTTCGGTCTTTCCTGTAATTTTTATCCACCAATTATATGTAAATGTAATATGCTCTAATATTTTTTTTGAACATAAATCTCCACCATTACATGTTTCACATATAGAATCACTGCCACTTTGACCTCTATTTCCTCTTGGACCTTTATCTCCTGGAGCAGGAATTTTAATAATAATTGATTTATTTACTAATATACGAGAAGGAAATTGAATAATACTAATATAACTTATAATCACTGCAAAATACAATATAATTTTGTATTTAAAATAATCTGGTGGTAAATTATTGATATAAATTGAAACAATACAAAATATTATAGAAATTATAACTATAAAAAAGTAAATAAATATTTTTGTAAAATCTATTTTTTTTTTTGTAACTTTTTTATCTTCCATTAAATATAAATCATATTTTATTTATACCCCAATAATATGGATTTCCATAATTAGTGCCATCATTTGAAATAAAATGATTTTGTTTTTTTACATTATTATCGTTTATAGACTTAAATGGATTATCACCGCCATATTTAGTTATTTTTTTTTCTTTTCCACAATCTACTTTTGTAATTGGATTATTTAAATCAAAAAATGTGTCTTTATGTTCTAATGTATTCAAAAAAATAAATCCAGATCTATGTTTTAATATAGTATTAACCCATCCTATTATTATATCATTCAATTTAACTTCTCCATTTGATTGTGGTCGAGTATTTCCGTCTGTTTCATCTGATTGTTCATTTGGTTTATTTTTTAAACATGATGGGTGTATTGTTTGGCTATTAGTAGTAACATTAGTTGTGCTAGAATCAACTTTTTCTGTTGGAAATTGTAATGAAAAACATGATTTATTATTTGATGGTGCTGATGGCAATGGGTT